TTAATTTTCTAATAAATATTCTTCCTCCAAAGCCTCCAGAGCTTGTACAGCAATTAAATCAGCAGCTTTCTCCATCTCAGAGTGTTGCATATCCAATCCAACCATATAAGGCTTGTTTGGGAGATGCTCATTGATATGAGTCATCTCATGCATAAAGATTTCTTTCTGTTTCTCATGACTTAGGTTCTTATTGATAATCAAGTGATATTCAGCAAAGGAATCTCTATAGACAAAACCCCAGATAGAAGGGTGCATCTTTTCAAAGGCGATATAGACTCCATCAGTATTAATTATGTCTTTTATGTGCATCTCGCTCAATTCTCCTAATAATATTGATTACATCCTGGATAGCTTCTTTGGGAAGGTCACGAGTTTGCTTAAATAATAGCTGCAAATCTTCTCGTTGACTAAGTTCATTCCAAAATTCTAATAGTTCAGGATCATCAGAGATTGCTGATTTGATTTTATCGTTAGGGTTTTGGCGTTGGTCTGTTAGACCTAATAGATAGTCTGTTGATACATTAAATATTCGAGCTAGTTCACTCAAAGTATCATAGCCAGGCTCCATTCCTTTTGTTTCATATCCAGCTATTGTAGCTCTATTAACTCCTATTTTATCTGCGAGTTCTTGTTGAGTTAATTTAAATTCTTTTCTTAATTGTCTAATTCTTTTTTTGAACATAAGTGTTTCACCTCAACTTTATAATATTATAATACTATAAGATGTGTATTTAATAAACATACGTGTTTAAAATCAACATTTTTGCAGTTAAACTCTTGACAATGTGCAGAATATACACTATAATAAAAGTGTAGTAAATGAACATTATTTGAAAGGAGGGTCATTTATGAGAGAAGAATTAAAAAAACTAAGAAAAGAAAAAGACATGACTCAAGAACAAATAGCTAAGAAAGTAGGCATTCATCGTACTCACTATACAAATATTGAAAGAGGACATGCAAACCCCTCTATAAAAGTTATGATTGAGATAAAAAAAGTACTTAAGACACAACGAGATGATATTTTTTTAATCAAAAATGTGGAGAATATACACGAAAAGAGTTTGGAAGTAAGCTAAAAAACTAAGGAGGAGATAAATATGACTAGATGGGAAGGGTTGAGAAGTGATAATGGGCTAGAGAGAGTTCAGTCAGCATATCGTCACAGAATGGAAGCGAAAGCAAAGGCTAGAGCAGAGTATGAAGCTCAAGTAAATGAGCAATCAAAGAGAAACCGACTAATAATCAATGTCCTTTCCAAAGCTAGCTTTGAGCAAGAAGAAGAGTATATCAAATTCATAGGTGGAAGTTTTGGAATAGACGATCAACTAATCTTAGCTAAACTAATTGAGCTTGGATTTGAATTAAAGCTAGAGAATGACAGTTGCTGGATAGCAGTAAGTCAGAGTGACAAGGCAGTCTTTATGTATAGCAAAGACAAGCAAGAGTGTGTATATGTGGTATTTAACTCAATTGAAGCTATGAGAGAAGAGCTAAAAGTAGTAGGAATTAAGCTAGAGTTAGCAGCTACTCTAAGTCAAGCTAAATTAAAAGAAATCTTAGCTACCACCTTAAAAGCTCAAAAAGCAGTATGTTCAGGAGTGAAAAGTTATAGGGTTGTAAAGCGTTATTGGGATTCATTGAGTAGAGTAAGGGTTAGAGAGATAGCTGAAAGGGGGTGAGAAATGTGAAAGTATCAGACCTATTAAAAGAACAGTTAGAGAAATTATGTAAAGTTAATACTGATTTATTAAACACAGCTAAAAAAAGAGAGTTAACAGAGGAAGAAATTCAAACCTTGGATATAGTTAACCATTCAATTTACAGACTGGGAAGTCTTTTTGAAGATGATATGTATAGGTGATAAGAGGGAGAGAGTTTAATTTATTTAGAAGAGTCTATATTTATATCTTTGTAATGTGTATTCCTACATTCTTCAATAGATTTGTAAATAGTTTTATAGAATTTAGCTACTTCTTTTGCAGCCAATTCATTTGATTTTTGAGCATTTGGATTCATCATGTCAACCTCAGTTTGAACCAAGTTATGTTCTATAGCTTTAAGAGTTATTTTCATAGCAACTTCATTAGAACTCATTTTACCACCTCATAATTTAGTTTAATCTCTCCCTCAATAGTGGTTATTCTAGATAAATAAGGAAAAACCTTCAAAATATGAAAGGAGTAATATAGATGTTAAAGGTGGTTAATAGCTTTGTTGATATTTTGATTTTTGCTATTAGTGTTGGGATCGTCTATGGTTTGATAATAACTAGAAAGGGTGATTTAAATGAATAAAACTAGTGAGATTCAAATTGCTCGAGACCTTTGGAATAAAACTGAGAACCAAGGGGTTAAATTGCTCTTAAATCAATTTAGTGACGAGTGTCCTAAATGTGGACTTAAAGGTGGTCATGGTTATAAAAATTGGGATCTACTAGTTCCTATTGAAGTGATCGATACAAAGCATCATTTAGTCAGCTATAGGTGTAAGAGATGTGGAAAACAGTTTAAGAAGGTGGAAGAATGCTAGAACAACTATCAGCAATTCTCAATCTATTGAATAGTGGCGACATTAAATATTACTATCTGAACCGTGAGCTGATGAGCTATAAGTCAGGATTAAATTTTAGAATCTGTAGTATTGATCAGATAGAAGCCTTTACAGTAACAGGTGAGTCAGTGATCCTCTATGGAGACTTTGGAGTCAATACAATCTGGTTGGATAAAAGTGGAGTTGAGTATCATTAATAGGACAATCAAGCAAGACCATATAGATTAATGAGAGTAAGTAAGATGGAAAGGGGTGTTGATCTATGGACTATGATGATCCACGTTTTGGAGGCTTACGCATCCGCAATGAAACTAAGGCTAAGATCACTCCTGATTATACAGAGTTAGACAGAGAGCTGAAGAAGCAAGAGTTTGAATATATGATGAGAGTCAAATATATTAAGGCAACTGCTAAAAGGATTAAGGAAGAATGCCTTAAGGAAGAGATAGAGAAGAAGGTTGTCATGGGTCAGTGATGAGCTGACCGCGAAGTGAAAGTGTACAAGCTCAATCAGGGGAGATTTTATGTGGAGGGAAGTTAAGTCTTCATCTACTTTAATTATAAATTAAAGCTAAGTAAATAATCTATAGCTAAAGTTTAGAGTTTTTGAAACTGAAAGGTGGTGAATTCAATGGAGCAAAGAGAGCTACATCCTAACTATAAGCAGAGATACTTAGAGAAGAAGAAAATACTTAATGCTAGACTAGCTCAGGCTCAAGAGCAAGAAGATCTACAGAGGGTAGAAGAGCTAAAGCGATTAATTGAGATTGTTGATAAGAAACTAGCGATAGCTTAAGGGGGGATTGACTTGGATAAAACTGATATGAGGAAGTTCTTCTCGATAGTCAGAGAAGAGCTAGCAAGGAAGAAATGGACTCAAAAGAGATTAGCCAAAGAGACAGATTATAGTGAGAGCACCATTAGCCAATATCTCAACAAGGAGTATGGACCAGAGCATTTCTTAGAAGCTACTGCTACAGCTCTCAATAGTAGAAGGTTGAGATTAATTCTCACAGGAACGACCTCTGATGGTGTCTATATGGACAAGATTCCTATCTGCTTTCCGCTTAATGTGGATAGATTAGAGACAGAATGCCAAGAACTCTTAAAGAAGATTAGAGAGGTGAAGAGGCTCAACCAATTTCAGAATGCATTTAACCTCAACTCTTATAAGCAGTCAGAGCAGAAGCTATTAAAGGAGATGCTCCAAGAGATGGATGATATCAAGCACTGTATCGATATCGTCAATATAGCTGCTGAGGATATTGGACTAAATCCAGATGAGGTCAGCACAGCTAACCTTAAAAAATATTTGAAAAGGGGTTACATCTCAACACAAATAGCAAAAGACACCTACCCCGCAAAAGTAAGTGTCTTAAGTATTAATGCATTGTAATAGGGATGTACCTCAAAAGGAGGTAAGCAAATGCAAAAGATTATAGCTGTAACTATAATCATCGCTTCACTATTACTACTACTATCCTTAATTATATCAGATAGTGGAGCTGATGGCAAGGTGATTCAACCAGCTTGGGACATCGAAAAGTTGATTAATCAGCCTGTAGATACTACTGCTAATGTCAATGGGATTAACTATACTATCAAAGACAATTAAGGAGAGTGGATAGAGTGAAACTAAATTTAACGGGAATGTTAAAGAGAATTGGCAAAGGTTATTATAAAATTATCCAATATCGACAAGATGGAGCAGTTGTAATATCAAAGAATAACCAGAATCAGCTTCAGGCCTTTATCAGTGATATTAGTCAAGGTAAGCTGAAAGAGTATGAGATTGATGGAGATTATAAAGTAGTCCTTAAATTTACTGATGATGTGGTCAATGATCGGTGGGAAGTGATCCTAGCTATCAGACTCATTCAGTATCAGGTTACAGCTTATAGTAGAAAGGTAATAGATGATGAATTAATCAGTAAACAGCTAGGACTATGCTTATTAGTTAGCATCGGTCAAACTCAGAGAATAACTGACACAGATATTATTGAAGTTGTTAACTATGTTAATAATGGTCAAGTTGAATATATCTTAAAGGATAAGTTGGAGCAGAAGATAGATACAATAGAGCTTGGTGATAAGGGTTTAGCTAAGGTGGTTTGATGAAGGCAAAGATTATACTGAAACTTCTGGATATAGAGGTTGTCAAATCGGATTCTTTAGTAATAGAGGAAAAAGAGAATAAACTTAATCTGGAGTTGGGCTATGATGCCTGCTCCAGACGATTTATAAACTATAAAAGGGTGGTGGGTGTATAAGATGATAACTGAAACTGATCCAGCTAAGTGGTGGGAAGCAGCCTATAAGATAATTACAGAGCCTATTGAAATCAAACAAGATAATAATGATAACAGATATACTCCCATTGAAGATGTCAAAGAGAGGCTCAATCGAGTCTTTGGACCTTTCTGGGATGTAAAGATAGATGAGCATTATTATGAAGAGAGAACCTATGAATGTATAGTTAGAGGGAATGTTACCTTTAGAACTCCTCAAGGTATGCCAGATATATCTAAGGATGCTATTGGTCGCTTTGAAGTAGTTAAGAAGAAAAAAGATAGAGATGGCAATGAAGCAGCAAGTTATGATGATAGAGAGATTAAATCCTTAGGTGATGCCTTCGAGAGTGCCAGAGGGAATATGATTAAGAGAGCTGCTGAGGACTTAGAGCTGGCCTTAAGGATGAGATTTGCTAACCCCGCTTTAAATGAGATTATGAATGGTGATAACAATCAATCAGATAAAAATAGTGATAATCATTCTAACAATGGTGATGATCCAGGAGAGATTGAATTGCCCTTTGGTAAGCATAAAGGAACTAAGTTAAAAGATATAGATAGTGATTACCTAAAGTGGGTTGTTCAAAATGCCAATAAGGATAAATATAGAATAGCAGCCCAAAAGGTCCTAGAAAGCAGGGATACGGGAAAGCAGATAGCATGATCAAGCATAGTCAACGGAAAAGAATCTTTGCTATCATCAAAGAAATTGTAACTTGGATGAAAGGGAAAGGTGTAACAACTACTGTTAATCAACTTAGAAAGAAGATGATGGCAGACTTCTCAGAAATCCATGAGATGGAATTGATTAGCTTAAGTAGTGATGACTGTACTTATGATAAGGCAGAGCAGTTTATTGGGTGGTTGCAGGGTAACTTAGAATCAGTTAATGGTGATAGAGAGCAAAGGCAGAGTGCATAGAAGTAAATATTTAAGAGAAAGTTATTAGGTCCTAAGGATTATAGGCGAAGTTTATCAGCTGAATTCTTAATTTAATGTTCGTCTATAGTCCTAGATACAGCTGGATCTGGAATAGATAATATTCGGTTGTTGAACTAAAAATTATTATAATAACTTACCTAAGGAGTGGTAATGATGAGCTATAAGATACAGAATGAGAATGTTAAAAAGATAGAGCAATTAAATATTACAGGAAATGTTATACCACCCACTTGGTTAGAGAAACTGAGAACCAAAAGTGGGAAGCCTCGCTTTAGGTCTGCCTGGATATTATCTGATTTAGTTTATTGGTATCGACCTAAAGAGATTAGAGACCCTAGAACTAATATGATTATCAGCTATGAACAGAAGTTTAAAGCTGATAAGTTACAACGGGGTAAGGCTTATTATGCAGAGCAACTTAATTGCTCTGAGAAGACAATTCAACGGGAATATGATTATTTAGAAGATGAGGGACTGATTGAAGTTGAATATAGAAATATTAGAGTAAATGGAAAGCCCTATAATAATGTTCCTTACATAGATATCAATGTCGAAGCAATTAGGAAGCTGACTTATGGAAAGCTAGAAGAGCAAGAGGTAGAAGCAACTGGACAAGAATGTCTTGATATAGACAAAGATGTCCATATGGACAAATCTGTCTTAAGTTTTAGACAAGAATGTCCAGAGGGTATGGACACAGATGTCCAGACTAATACAGAGATTTCATATACAGAGATTACTACAGATAATACTATATTATATAATAACGCAGGTGAAGAAAAAATTGGAAATAAGCAGAATGATAGACAAAGCAATAAAAGTGGAGACTTAGCTTCAAAAGATAAGCAAACACCTTTTCAAGAGCTGATGGAGTATATAACCAGCAAGCTCAATATTCGAAAGCTGACTAAAGGCTATCTAATCGAGGATGATCTTAAAGATTATAGTCCAGAGGTTATTAAGAGGGCCTGTGATATAGCAATTTGGAAACAAAAAGAAAAGGGAAATTATAGACATGGTGATCCTGAAGCTGGTGTTAATATCAATAGCTATAAGTTTATCCGTTACTTTATCGCTGAAGCTCAGGAAGCTTTAGAGGAAAATCCAAAGCATAAATCAACAGGAGGTAAGGGAAATGGAAGGAATGGCTCAGATAATACAAGAGAATCCACAAAAGATAATCAGTCTCAATCGGAGTATGGAGAAGGGTGCTTTGACAGCCCAGAACTCCAAGAAATCGACCTCACAATCGATGACCTCTAGTCCAATAAATAAAGTTAAACAGCTTAGATATAAGCAGATTTGGGAGCTGCAAAATGGAGAAGTAGATAAATCTCAATTTGCTTGTCAACTCTGCTGTGATAAGGAGATAGTAGTAAGCAAAGCTGGAGATAAATTTACTGCAGAAGACTGTAAGTGTCGACATGAGAAGGAGATTAAGGCTAAAAAGGAACAAGAGCAGAAGAAGTATGAGCAGAATATTAAATCTGCTGAGATAAGAGAAGAGTTCAAAGCTAAGACCTTTAAGGATTTCAAGTGGCTAGAAGGTAAGAAAGAAGCCAAATTAGTAGCTATGGACTATGTTGAAAACTTTGATTTTTATAATGAAAGGGGTATTGGACTAACCTTAGTTGGCAAATGTGGGAGAGGTAAGACTTTATTAAGTCATATTATAGGCCAAGAAATCATCAAGAAAGGCTATACAGTCATTAATACAGTAGCTAAAGAGTTCTATGAGGATATCAAAGCAACCTATAACGATTTTAGTAAGAATACAGGGGACTTAGTTAGCTCTGCCAAACAAGTCGATCTATTAATAATAGATAACCTAAATGCTGAAAGGTTTGGAGCAGATGAGATAGATAAGCTCTTTATCATCATTAATTATAGAATTGAGAATAAGAAGCCAACAATTATCAATTCTACAGGAGACTTAGATTATCTCAACAAGAAGTTAGCTTCTGATCATGTCAGTCGATTAATTGGTAAGAATGGAGAACCGATTAAAGTTGGTGGAATAGATATGAGAGTTAAACAAGGCGAATTGATAACTAGTTTGAGGAATAAGAATATTGCTAGGCTTAAAAGCAGATTAGGAAATGGTTACTAAAAACTTAGTCTTTTATGACTACAGAAATGGAGAAAAGCAGAATGAGAGAAAGAGTCAAAGTAAATTTCTTCAAAGAACTTTCAACTGAAGAATTAATCAAAGAGTTAAAGGGTAGAGAAGATATCGAAGTTATTGATTGTAAAGAAGAAGACTTAATTGGACCTTATCATGTAAGTGATGAAATTATTATTAAGTTTAATAAGTAAAAAATTATCTGCTACCTGTATCCACTAAGGAACAAGTGGCAGAGAAGGACAGGCTCATAACTCCTAGATTGGTTTAGCCTAGAGCATGGAATAACTCAAGGCAAAAACCAAAAATAAGAGAGGAGGAGCCACCTAGTTATTATTCATCTTAAGTAGCTGGTCTGAGCCTAAGGTCAGCTACAAATAAAGATTTATTCTTAAAGGACGTGGCATTTATGAGAATTTTAATAGCTAAAATTATATTTGCTATTATTATGGCTTTAGTTATTATAGAGTGGTTAAAAGAAGATAAGAAGAGAAAGGAGAAGATGTAAATGGCTAATTATAGTGAAGCACCAGAAGTTGAAGAGATTGCTCAAAAAATTATTAAAGAACATAGAAATGATTTAGCTAATGCTCAAATATATTATATGTTTAGAGATAAAGCAGCTAAAAGTAAAGGTGATATTGTTCAAGGTAGAGCTAGAAAGGTTAGTAATATATATAATCATGTAACAGGATTGGATTATATAATTGAAATTGCTGAAGATGAATGGAAGCAATTAACCGAGAAAGGGAAATATGCTTTAGTTCACCATGAGTTAAATCACTGTGGTAGGGATGAAAATGACAATTGGACAACTTTTAACCATGATTTTACTGGTTTCTTAGATGTATTAGAGCTATATGGATTTTATGATAGAGACTTAAAGAGTTTGAGAACTAGTTTAACTCAAATGAAACTACCAATTGATGATAGATTTGAAGGTGGGGGATTAAGGTTAGTAAATAATAGATAATTTGCTCAATAAATAAAAAAAGGACAGGCATGGGCACCCGTCTCCGTTTCATTATACCATATGAGGGAGGCGGGGTAAAGTGAAGCAAGTAGAGAAGGTATTGTATTTATACAGAGATTTAAAGAGAGCTAGTAAGAGGTTAAGAAGAAGAGCTTGTACAATTAACGATGGTATAAAGTCTGGATATAAAGTTGCTGATATTATTCCAGGAAGATTGAGTGCTATTTGTTATGGAGGAGGGCAAGTAGAGAGTAATGCTGTTATAAAAGATGATTTACTTAGAAGAGCTAATAGAGCAGATGAATTGATGAAGATAATCAAAGATGATATAGAGGAACTTAAAGAAGAAGAGCCAGAGTTTGGTGAAGAGATGGCTAAGGTGATTGAGTTAAAATATTTGAAGAATTATAAGAATGAGATGATAGAAACTGAATTGGCTATTAGTCATACTACTATGTATCGAAGAAAAAGTAAGGCTTTAGAGTTATTAGAGGAGAAAGGATTGTACTCACTTTATAGAGAAATAGTGAGTATAATTTGATGTGGAATAAATGTGGAATGGTTTTGGAATGAAGTTGAAATAAATAATTTAAAATCTGTGCTATAATGATTATAAGTAATATTGAGTTCACAATTAAATATATGACAAATATAGACTAACACTCGGCAGAAGCTGGGTGTTTTTTTAATTGAGGTGATTAGATGGCTAAACCTTGGGCTAAACCTTTTTATAATTCTAAAGCATGGAAGGATTGTAGAGAGGGTTATATTCAGAGTGTCAATGGATTGTGTGAGACTTGCTTAGAGAAAGGAAGATATACTCCAGGATATATAGTTCATCATACAGAGCATTTAACACAAGAGAATATTAATGATCCAGAGATCACTTTGAATTGGGATAAACTCAAGTATGAGTGTAAAGAGTGTCATGATAAACATGATGGCCATGGAGTTAATCAAGCTAAGGTGACTAGAGAAGGATTGAAGTTTAATGAGCTTGGGGAGTTAGTGAAGGAGGATTAGAGTGTGAATAGTAATGTAGAGATTTTGATAGATAAAATAGAATTTAATTACAACAAGGTTAGCCATGGTGGTTTTGGAAAACATTATTTTCCTAGCGAAATCAAAACAAAATACAGAGTTATAATTGGCGGGAAGAATGTTATTCAAGGTGACTACTTGGCAGATGCAGACGAAATTAATTTGAACAACTTAGAAGGTGCTATCAAAAATTCAATAAAAAACTTTTTAGAATAGGCAATACTAAAGAGTGGTTAGCCCCCCTTTTATTTTAGTGCAGGGGGTATATATTAGGAGACCGTAGAGTGGACACACAATTAATACACAAGTCGCACGCGAGGGGGGTGTGGTATATGGCTAAGGCAATAGCTAAGAAAAAGCAATTTTTAGAAAAAGATAAAAGGGTTAAAGTTGAGATAAATAGATTAAAAAAGATTTTTAAAGATTTAGAGCTAGATGAGAAGAAGATGCAGGTGGCTAATTCTCTTATTGAAAATGCTGCATTTATGACTATCACTTTAAAAGATCTACAAGTTGCGATTAATGAGAATGGAGTTATTAGTGAGTATAAGAATGGTGAAAATCAATATGGTACTAAGCAATCTGATGAGGTTAAAACTTATATTTCGCTAATTAATAGACATAGTTCAGTTATGAAGCAGTTAACAGACTTGTTACCTGCTGAAAAAAAGCAAGAAAATATCAATATAATTGAGCAATTTGCTCAAAGAAGGCCGGATTAGGAGGTGCAGCTAATGAGTGTAACTTTACAATGTACTGGAGAAAAGAATGATGGCTCAAGGTGTACTAGAACAAAAAACTTTTCAGAAGATGAAACACCAAAAGACTACACTTGTTGGCAACACACTACTAAAAAAGTTAAAAACAATAAAAAGACTAGTAATGATGATGTTGTAGTTTATAGTTCTGATTATAATCCTATAATTGAATATTACAATAAGATTAAAAATAAAGAAATAATTGTATCCAATAAAGTTAGAAGAGTATATAAGAAATTAGTTACAGACATAAGAGATAAAAATAGCGAATATGAATATAGCTCAGACCATGCTAATCATGCTATTGAATTTATAGAAAACTTCTGTAAACATAGTAAGGGGAAATGGGGAGGCAAACCTATAAGGCTTGAACTATGGCAAAAGGCTGCTACTGCTGCTATATTTGGATTTGTCCATAAGATAGACAGAACTAGAAAATATCAGGAAGTATTTTTTGTAGTAGCTCGTAAAAATGGAAAGTCAACTTGGATGTCTGCTGTATGTTTATATATGCAGGTGGCCGATGGAGAACCTGGAGCAGAAGTATATGCGGCAGCTACAAAAGAAAAACAAGCAAAAATAGTTTGGACAGAAGCTAAAAAAATGGTTAAAAAGTCTCCTGTATTACTAAAAAGCATTAAACCTTTAGTAAAAGAATTGAGAGGAGATTTCAATGAATCGATTTTTGTACCTTTAGGTTCTGATAGTGAAAAATTAGATGGTCTCAATGTTCACTGTGCCTCTCTTGATGAGGTCCATGCATGGAAAGATAAAAATTTGTATGATGTTATAAAAGACGGTACATCAGCTAGAGAACAACCTCTTATTTTTATGATTACAACAGCAGGTACAGTTAGAGAGTCGGTATATGATTTAAAATATGAAGAAGCAGAAATGGTTCTCGATGGGTATGAAGACCCAGAGGGATATAAGGATGAAAGATTCTTACCGATTATCTACGAGTTAGATAAAAGAGAGGAATGGACTGATAAATCAAAGTGGAAGAAAGCTAATCCAGGGCTAGGGACTATTAAGAAAATAGATAACTTAGAAACTAAAGTGAATAAAGCTAAAGCTAATCCTTTGTTGGTGAAAAATTTGCTGACAAAGGATTTTAATATTAGAGAAACCTCTAGTGAAGCTTGGCTACCTTTCGAGGATTTGAATAATGAAAGAACTTTCAAATTAGAAGAATTAAAGCCTAGATATGGTATTGGAGGTACTGACTTATCTTCTACTACAGACTTAACTGCTGCCAAAGTATTATTTATGATACCTAACGATAATCATATCTACGTATTACAGATGTATTGGTTACCAGAGGACTTATTGGAGCAAAGAGCAAGAGAGGACAAAATACCTTATGATAAGTGGAAGGATATGGGGTTATTAAGAACTACTCCAGGTAACTCTGTACACCCTAAGTTTGTTACTCAGTGGTATCTAGAAGTGCAAAATGAATATGATATTTACTTACCTTGGATAGGTTATGATGCTTGGAGTGCTAAGTACTGGGTTGAGGAGATGGAGGGCTATTTTGGAGCAGAAGCAATGATTAAGGTTATTCAAGGAAAGAAAACTTTATCAGGTCCAATGAAGAAGTTAGGAGCTGACTTAAAAGCTAATAAGATAATTTACAATAATAACCCTATAGACAAGTGGTGCTTGAGTAATACTTCTGTAGATATAGATAAAAATTTAAATATTCAACCTAATAAGCAAAGAAACCAAAGAATGAGAATAGATGGTACTGCTGCTTTGCTCAATGCTTATGTAGTATTGCAAGATAAGATGCAAGATTATATTAACATGATTTAAGGAGGTGATTATTTGGGAATATTCAGTAACTTATTTGGTAATAAAAGTCCAACAAATAAAACAGAAACAGTAGATACTCTCAAACTTGTAACAGAGAGGGGGAATAGTTTTTATAGTTGGAATGGGAAGTTATTTCAATCAGATATTATTAGATCCTGTATAAGGCCAAAAACTAAAGCAATAGGAAAACTTGAAGCTAAGCATATAAGAGAGGGGACAGATGGAATCAAAATCAACCCTGAACCTTATATGCGTTTTTTATTGGAGGAGCCTAATCCTTATATGACAGGTCAGATGATGCAGGAGAAGTTGACTAATCAACTTCAACTTAACAATAATGCCTTTGCTCTAATTATCCGAGGCGATGGAGGATATCCAAAAGAGATATATCCCATTCCAGCTACAGGAGTACAAGTTGTATTTGAAGATAATAAAGAGATGCAATTGAAATTCCTGCTTAAAACTGGTCAATATATCAAAGTTAAGTATAGTGATGTCATCCATCTAAGGCAAGATTACAACGACAATGATATTTTTGGAGAGAGTCCCCAAAAGGCTCTAACATCACTTATGGAAGTGGTTAATACCACTGACCAGGGGATAATCAAAGCTATTAAAAATAGTAATGTGATTAGATGGTTACTTAAATTCAAAAGTACTATTAGACCAGAGGATAAAGAGTTAGAAGTTAAAAAGTTTGTTAAAAACTACTTATCAATAGACAATGATGCAGGGGCAGCAGCTACAGATCCTAAGTTTGATGCTGAGCAAGTTGAGCCAAATAATTATGTACCAAATGCCGCACAAATGGATAGAACAACCGCTCGTATATATAGTTTCTTTGGTACTAATGAGAAGATAGTTCAATCTAAGTACAATGAAGATGATTGGAATGCTTATTTTGAAGCCGAATTAGAACCATTAGCTAAGCAAATGAGCTTAGAATTCACTAGAAAACTATTCACTAGAAAAGAGCGAGGGTTTGGTAATAAGATTATATTCTCAGCCAATAGCTTACAGTATGCAAGTATGAAAACTAAGCTCAACCTATGGTTAATGGTTGATAGAGGAGCTATGACTCCAAATGAATGGAGAGAAATATTAAATCTTAGTCCTATTGAGGGTGGAGATAAACCGCTAAGAAGAAAAGATACAGGAATAGTCACAGAGGGAGGTGAGACAGAAGATAATGAAGATACCGATTAGAGGTTTTATTGTTGCAAATGATGAGAAAGAAATTTATGAGTGGTTTGGTTATGAAGTAACTTGCCCTCGTGATGTTGCTGGTTGGCTAGAAAAAACCAATGGAGAAACGTTAGAAGTTGAAATCAACAGTCCTGGCGGAGACGTCTATAGTGGCTCAGAAATCTATACAGCATTAATGAATTACAAAGGAAAGGTTAATGTTGATATAGTCGGTGTTGCTGCAAGTGCTGCTAGCGTTATAGCTATGGCAGGAGATATTGTTAGAATCTCGCCTACTGCTCAGATTATGATTCATAATGTATCTAGTAGAGCTAGTGGAGATTATAGAAGTATGGAGCATAAAGCAGAAATGCTAAAGAACTACAATAAATCAATAGCTAATGCTTACAGACTAAAAACAGGGATGGAAGAACAAGAGTTATTCGATTTGATGGATTCTGGAGGTTCAGCAAACACAGGGGCTTGGTTAACTGCTCAAAAATCAAAAGAGCTAGGTTTTGCTGATGAAATTATGTTTGATACAGGTAATAAATTGGTTGCTAGTGCTGGTATTAATGATGGGATGTTGCCTCAAGGTGTTATTGATAAAATGAGAAACTTACTCCCTGAATTAAAGAATCGAGATATAGAAGATAGCAGTGAACAGATTGAAAATGAAGAGGAAACTGAAGATGTAGTTGCTAAAGACGAACTAGAGCAAGAAGAGCTAGAAGAGGTTGAAAATGTAGTTAATCAAGCTAAAGTCGATATAGATAAATTTAAAGCAAGACTAAACTTATTGAAATTAAAAGGAGAGATGATAAATGACTAAAGCAGAATATTTTAAGACAAGAAATGCAATGATGACAGAAGCTCAAAATTTAATCGACTCTGGAGATGTAGAATCTGCAAATGCTAAGATGGAAGAGATTGAAGAATTAGATGAAAAATATGATAATGTTTGTAAAGCCAAAGCTAACATGGAAGCTTTAAAGGATAACACAACTTCTGAAATGGATAATATTGTTGCCGGAAATACTGAAACTGTAGAGATTGCAGGAAACCAAAATGCCGACAAAGAAAAATTAAAAGCTTACGGTAGTGATTTAAAAATGGATAATATCATTACTGTAGGAACTAGTAAAATTGTTATTCCTGAGCGTTCATCAAGTAGTATTAATGGTACATTCAATGAGGTGTCAAGCTTAATTGATAGAGTTGATGTTGTAGAGATGCAAGGTGGAGAAAGCTTTAAACAACCATATATTAAAGGATATGGCGAAGGCGGTTATACTGGACAAGGTGCTGACTATACTGATACAGAAACTGTCTTTGATTATGCAGAAATAAATAAAGCTAAAATAACTGCTTATGCAGAGCATCCAGAAGAGATTGAAAGATTACCAGAAGCTAACTATGCAACTATGCAACTATGGTTATAGATGGTGTTGAAAAAGCTCAAAGAAAGAAAATTACTAGAGAAATTTTAGTAGGAGATGGAGCAACTAACCACTTAGTGGGTATTTTCTCTACTAATGCTACAGCAATCGACCCTGCAACTGATGTAGAAATTGCTGCAATAGACAATAATACTTTAGATAATATCATCTTTAGTTATGGTGGGGACGAAGACGTAGAAGATGCTGCTGTGTTAATCCTTAACAAGAAAGATTTAAAGGCGTTTTCTCAACTTCGTACTGATGACGGAAAGAAATTTCATACTATTGTAACTAACGGTAATACAGGTACTATTGATGGAATTCCTTTTATTATCAATAGTGCTTGTAAAGCTATCTCCGATGATGCAACTACAGCTGGAAGTTATTCGATGGCGTATGGTTCATTATCCAACTATAAATTAGTATTGTTCAGCGACACAGAAATTAAACGTTCAGATGACTTCAAATTCAAGCAAGGAGTTATTGCTCATAGAGGTTCTGGATACTTTGGTGGTAATGTTGTATCTAAGAATGGATTTTTGAGAATTAAGAAAGCTTCAGCGGTATAAAACTAACTAAACATAGTTAAGTCACCTGTATATTTGTGGGTGGCTTTTATATTTATAACACATTAAAAGGAGATGGGAATATGAAAGAAAAAGTAATTAGATCTTTTATTGATAAAAACACTAAAAAACCTTATAACCAAGGTAGCATTTATGAGTCTGAGGATGAAGCTAGAATAAAAGAGTTGCAGGAGAAAGGGTTTTTATATAAAGAGCAAACTGTCAAAAGCAAAGAAAATAATGGTCAGGGTGATAAATTCCCCAAAAATACAGGCGGGAATTGGTATGAGCTATCAAATGGAGAAAAGATTCAAGGAGAAGAGAAAGCAATAGCAGCTCAAAAGGAGCTTGACGAAAAGGAATGATGTAAATGTCTTTAATAGATGAAATTAAGCCAGTATTAAGAATTACAGCCAGCGATTTCAATGGAGAAATACAAGGTTTGATTGATGCAGCGAAAGTTGATTTAAGAATATCTGGGATTAACAATATAGATGAAACAGATGCCTTAATCAAAAGAGCTATAATTCTCTATTGTAAGGCTAATTTTGGTTATGATAATCCAGACTCAGATAAATTTCAAAAATCTTATGATATGCTAAAGAACCACTTGGCACTATCTTCTGAGTATGCGGTAGTTGATGACAATGCGACATAACAAAGTGATATATCTACCAACTATGATAATTAAAGAAGATGAATGGGGAAATGAAGTAGAAGTCCCTGACTGGAAACTTGTATATGCTAACGAGTATTCTATTGGTTCTAATGAGTATTATAATGCTGCTGTCAATGGATTAAGACCTGAAGAATCCTTTGAGATATATTCTTTTGAGTATAATAAGGAAAAGAAATTCAAATATAACGATGAAGAATATAAAATAATTCGTACTCAAGGCAAAGGTGAGAAAATAGTACTTATTGGAGAGAAGGTGGCTGGAGATGGTTAGAACAGTTAGTGTAGATGATCTAGCAGCTGTAATCACTGAAGAAGTAAAAAAATACACTGATGATGTCCAAGAAGAAATAAAGAAAGAGGTAAAATCAACTGCAAGTAAAGTTAAAAAAGAGATAAAAGCAAAGTCTCCTAAGGATACTGGAGAATATGCTGATGGATGGAGCAGCAAAACAAGTACTAAAGGTGGTCAGATTGAGGTCACAATCTACAATAAAGAAAAACCTAGTCTTACACATCTTTTAGAAATGGGTCATGCTAAAAGAAATGGGGGTAAGGTAGCGGCAATCCCCCATATTCGACCTTCGTATGATAACTTAATTCCACAGATGGAGAAAAAAATAGAGAAAATCATTAAGAACGGTGGTGGATAATATGACTTATATGGATTTAATAGATGAAATAAAATTTATAGGCTTCCCTTGCACTTATGGAAGTTTTAAGTCACAACCACCAATACCATTTGTAACAGTACAATTAGCTTATAATAACGATATGATAGCGGATAATCATAATTATAAAGATATAGGTAACTACCAGCTTGAATATTATAATTCAATTAAATATCCACCAGATGAGCAGAAAATTGAAAATAAACTTAAAGAATTAAGACTCCCTTATTCAAAAGTTGAGTCTTTTTTAGATAGTGAAGATTTATATCAAATCATATATGAAATTCAATTAATATAGGAGGTAGAAAATATGAGTAACAAAGTCAAATTCGGACTGGAACAGGTTCATGTGGCATTTTTAGGTGTGTCTCAGACCAAAAGCATAGAGGTAACTAAAACACCATCTGCAGATGGTGAGATAACAGTTACAGTTACAGCAGATACTCTTTTAGGAGTTGATTCTCCAGTTACTGTTATAGTTCCATTAGCTTCTGAAACTCACGATAATGTTGCAAAGGTAGCATCAGTATTAGTTAATGCTTTAAATAATAACAGTACTCTTAATGCTGTATTTAGAGCAAGCCATAATGCAGGAGTAATTAAGCTAGTTACTAAGGTAGCACAGGATAATGATAGCACATTAGATATTACATTCACAGATACTGGATCTACAGGAGCTACATTAGGAGTTGCTCAAGATGTCGCAGAAGGTACAACTAGTTGGGGAATTCCTAAACCTATACCAGGAGCAGTTGGATTTTCAACTTCTCCAGAGGGAGACACATCAGAATTTTATGCTGATAATACTAAGTATTTCACATATACAACTAATAACGGATATACAGGAGATTTAGAAATGGCTAATATCCCCGATGAGATACTTGCTGAAATGCTTGGGATGACTATAGATTCTAACGGAATGCTTGTCGAATCTGCAAATGATGAACCAAAATACTTTGCTTTGCTCTTCCAGGTTCAAGGTGACCAAAAGAATAGAAGGATGGTTTATTATAGATGTAAAGCATCTAGACCTTCAGAAGAGAACAGTACCAATGAAGCAAGTGTAAACCCTTCAACAGATACATTAAATTTAGAGATGCTTCCAACTGAAGATAAGAATAAATATGTTAAAGGTAAATTGCAGTTATCAGAGAGTAATCAAGCAGTGTACAATTCATTCTTTGATAGTGTATTATTACCAAATATAGCTTAGGAGTTGATTATTAATGAGAACAATACAAATTGGAAATAAAGAATTAGGGCTAAGGGCTACTCCTTTAGCTCTTTTATATTATAGACAGGAGTTTGATGAAGATTTAATAGAGGATTTGGTAAGCCTGCAAGATATGGCAAAAATGGCAGATGGAGATTTTAGCGGATTTGACTCTGTTAAGATACTTCAAATTTGTTATGCTATGAACAAAGCTGATAATTTTGGCAAACAGTTTCATGGTTTTGAGAAATGGTTATCTGAATTAGAAAGTATAGACTTTGCAGATGAAAATTTTATGATGAATGTAATTGAGGAAGCATCAGATGGATTTTTTCGTTCCGCAGCAAATGGAGGAAACCCAAAGCTCAAAGGAAAGTAATCCTGTTTCTAATAGACTTGATTTAATAATACTGTCAAATGCGAAACACATTGGATTATCATTTCAAGAACTTAATCAATTAAGAGTTAGTGATTTTATAGAAATGACAGATATTCATCTTGGTAAGAAGAAAGTAACAGGCTCTAAAAGAGCTACACAAGCAGATATAGATAAGTTATTTGCTTAACCTTCTAGTTAACTAGAGTGGTATTTTATATATGGAGGTGAGTATGTGGCAGAGACAATACGTGGGATTAATGTAAAAATAGGTTCAGATACTACAGGGTTGGGTAAAGCATTGAAGGATGTTAATAAAAAAAGTAGAGACATACGATCAGAACTTAGGAAAGTTCAAAGATTACTTCGCTTCAATCCTGATGACACTAGATTATTAGCTCAGCAACAAGAATTATTATCTCAAAGGGTAGGCAATACTAGTGAAAAACTAGAAAGATTGCGATCTGTACAAGAACAGGTAAATGAGCAATTTCAGAATGGAGAAATATCCGCTGAAGCTTACAGAGATTTTCAAAGAGAGTTAGTAAGAACAGAAAGCCAGCTTAATAGTTTTAGAGAACAGTTAGACAATGCAGGTCAAAGTTCAAGCACTCTTGCTCAAAGAATACAAGCTACAGGTGAGAGATTACAAGGTGTTGGAAATAAGCTCAAAGGGATAGGAAAGAAATTGTCTGGTATGTCAGCAGCTATTACTGGTGCTTTTACAGGTCTTGTAGTAGGGACTAGAGACTTTCGAAAAGAAATAGCTGTGTTAGAAAATAACACTAAAACTGCTGGAGCTAATATGGAGAATATGTCTGCTGCTATGAAGCAGATGCAGGGAGTAACTGGCGAACTTGATAGTAATGTAGAGGGATTATCCAATCTTTTAGCAGCAGGTTTTAAGGGTGACAAGTTCCAACAGGTACTTGATGAATTGTCAGGTGCTGCAATCAAATTTAAAGATACTTTAAAATTTGAAGGTATAGCTGATGGATTACAGGAAACTCTTGCAACTGGTTCAGCAGTTGGTCCTTTTGCAGAACTACTTGAAAGATCTGGGATTCAAATTGATAATTTTAATGCTGGGTTACAACAAGCTATAACTAGTGGAACTGAGCAAAATTATATTTTAGAAACTCTAGCCAATACTGGTCTTGCAAATGTTTATGAGCAATATAGGCAGAATAACTCAGAACTTGTTAATAGTGCTGAGGCTAATTATTCACTTCAAGAATCACTTAGTAAATTAGGTAAAACTCTTGAGCCAATAATGACCCAAATAACTATTGCAATTACTAAAGTTGTAGATGTATTTAATAACCTATCTCCAGTAGGTAAAAAAATAGCACTGATATTTGGAGGGATAGCAACTGCAATAGGGCCAGTTCTTGTCACAGTTGGTAGCATGATAACCGCTTGGGGAACTCTGTCTACAACATTTGCTACAGTAAGTACTTTTGTTTCAGCAACTCTCATTCCTGCTCTTTCTGGAATGGCAGCTCCCATTCTAGGAACTGTTGCAGCAGTGGGAGGATTGATTGCAATTGGAATAGAAGTGGTTAGACATTGGGAAAAGGTTAAATCATTGCTAAAAGCAGTATTTGATACTCTTAAATCTATAGTCAAAATTGTAGTCAATGTATGGAAGTTAGAATTTAAATCTTTAGAAGCTTTTGTCTTAACCGTAGTAGATACTATAGTCCAAAAGCTATCAGTACTAGAGAAAATACCAAAAGTAGGAGACCAATTTGCTGGATTATCTGATGCAATAGGAGATTCAGCAGAAAAATCGAGACAAGAAGTAGTAGAATTAGCTAATGAAATTAAGAAGAATGGAAAAGCAATTGCCAGTTCTACAGTAGATGTGGGCAAAGCTTTTGGAGATTTAGGTTCATCAGTAGGTAAAGATTTGAAAAATGTTACAGCAAAAGTTTTTGATTTTGTAACAGGAACCCAAATTGCCTATGCTGCTCAGTCTGAAACTATTGAAGAAGAACAAGAAAAACAGACTAATGCAGTTAAAGAAGGCAATAAGGATAGAGTTGAATCTACTTCTGAGAGCGAAGAAGAGCAGACTGAGAAAGTTAAAGGAGAAGTCAAGAAAAGAGCTGAAGCTAGAGAAGAGTTTGAAGATTCTTGGAATAATAAATTATTCAATCTAACAGCAAGTAGGATGGAGATATTAGAAAGAGAAAAAGCCAAAGCTATAGCTGAGGCTAAAGCAAAGGGAGCAAGTACAGAAGCTATAGAACAATATTATGCACAAAAAAAGAATGAAATCAGAGAAAGCTATGAAGAGTCTTGGCAAAATAAGTTATTTAGATTAACTGCTAACAAAGAGCAATTACTTGAATTAGAAAAGCAGAGGGCACTTGCAAGAGCAGAAGAACTAGGAGTTAGTAAACAAGCAATTTTAGAATACTATGCTCAAAAAGAGCAGGAGTTACTAAGTACTCAATTAGCTAACTATCAAAATCATGGAAATGCTATTTCAGCTGCAGTAGCAATCTGGAAGGATTCTGTAAAAAATTATGTTACTAATCTTAAAAATAATACAGCAGAAGCATCTATGGCAATGGCTAAATCAATGACAGGGTTCTTTGATAGTTTTGCAAATGGGACTAAGACCTTTAGAGAAGCTGTTAAAGAAATGGCATTATCTTTTGTAACTATGGCAGAACAACAAGTAATTGCAGCTCAAGCAGCGGGTATAGCAGCTTCATGGGCACAAGCTCCTTTAACTTTTGGAGCTTCTCTTGCTTATATAGGACAAATTGCGGCAGCAGTAGCCCCTGCATTAGCAACCTTTGAAACTGTGAAAGCAGTAATTAGAAAATTTGCAGATGGTGGTGTTGTAACAGGACCAACTGTAGGGTTAATAGGTGAAGCAGGAGATGATGAAGCAGTCATTCCTCTTAGAAAAGATGTATTAGCAAACCTTGGAGCAGGAATAGCAGCCCATATGCCTATGCCTCAACAACAAGAAGCAACTGTAAGTACTCGACCAATTGAAGTAACTTTACAGGTAGGAACTCTTATTGCAGATGATTTAGGACTTAAGAAGCTAGAAAGAAAATTAAGGAGTATAAGAATAAGTGAAAATGCAAGGTTAGGGGTGAATACAAGGTGAAATTAAACGGAATTAATATACCTACTCCCAGAGAAGATATGGAGATTAAAGAGACTGAGATTGGAAAGTCAGAAAGAACTGCAAGTGGTAGGTTGGTTAAAGATATAACTACTACCAAAAACACTTATACTCTTTCTTATAAAGGATTATTGCCTGCTGATGCTCTGACTTTTATTAACTTGTATAGAAGTGGTGAAGCTGTGATTTTTGAATATGAGGATGTTGAAGGAATACATTCAAAAGAAGTATATATTAATCCTTTACCAAGAAAGATATATAATCTAAAGCCACAATATACAAAAGATGTTACTGTTATTTTTGAGGAGGTGTAATCATGCTTCCAGTCAGCCCAGACTTTCTTGAAGCAATCAAAGCAGGCACAAGAAATTTTAAAGCTAGAATAGAAGTTACATGGACAGATCCCTATCTTGACCAAAGTATTCAAGTATTTGCTAATGAAGAAGCTAATATATCTTGGGTTAAGCAAGTTGCTGACTCAAAAGAATCTGCAAATCATAAGTGGTTATCACTTGATGGTTCATCTACTTTAGATGGTGCTTATTATCCTGCACCATCAACTAAAAAGGAAGCAGATGATTACCAGGTGGGTTGGTGGGGGAGTTCAATGTCTGATGAAGATGGATACTTTTCTTCACCTTATCCTACCTTAACGGTCCGTTTCTTTGCTAGACCAGTATATGGGTTAAAAGTGGTAGGGGATGATGCAAGAGAAGAGTTTCCTCAAGATTTTGATATCAATCTCTATGAAGAAGAAATTCTAGTTCATACTGAATCAATTGTAGGTAATACAGGAGTGAGCTGGCAAAAAGATATATCAGATTTACAATTATCATCAATAACAGAGATGAAATTAATAGTAAAAAGATGGTCCCATTCTAGTAAGCAAGTTAAGATTTTAGAATTCTTTTCTAGTGTACAAGAAATCTATGATGATGACCAGATTATGCAAATTAATCTTCTAGAAGAAAGAGAGCTAAGTGATGGCAGCCTCCCGATTGGAAATATATCATCTAATGAAATAGATATTAAGTTAAGCAATATAGACTATCGCTTTTCAGCAGGAAATATCAATTCTCCACTTCATCAAAAGATTAAGGTTAATAGAAAGATAAGGGCTTGGCTAGGATTAGAATTGCCAAATGGAATAATTGAATATCTCCCCTTAGGTACTTTTTGGAGTGGTGATTGGTCAGTTTCAGAACAGCAAATTTATGCAAGTACAAGTGCTAGAGATAGATTAGAGCTATTGAGAAAGACAACCTTTTCAACTAGTCAGGTCTATCAGAATATTACATTATATAAGTTGGCATTGATAGTTTTTGATGATGCAGATATAGAAGCTGATGAATATTGGATAGATACAGAGTTACAGGAGTTTGTAATCCCTTGGGGATATTTTCAGCCAGTCAGCCATAGAGAAGCATTAAGACAGATAGCAGAGGCTTGTGGAGGGCAGGTATATTGTGATAGGAAGAATGTAATTAGAGTAGAAGGGCCAAGTTTTATAAATATAAAAGGAGAGTGATAATAATGTCTAATATGTGTAATTATCTAGAAAATAAATTGCTTGATCATGTATTAAGAAATGTACCCTATACATCACCTACTACAATCTATATAGCTTTGTTAACTTCTAATCCAGCAGAAGCAGGAGATATTACAAGTGAGGTTTCTGGAGGTAGTTATGCAAGGCAAGCAATAACCTTTGATGAGATTGTAGATGGAGTAACACAGAATACCTATGATATTGAATTTCCACAAGCAACAGCTGACTGGGGAATAATTACTCATGTTATATTAATGGATGCTGAAACTGGTGGTAATCCATTATTTTATGCAGAGTTAACTACTGCTAAAACTATCACTACTGACGATATATTTAAAGTTCCAATTAGTGAGTTAACAGTAAAGTTAGATTAAAGGAGGTGATATAGATTGTCTTTTGATCTAAGTACTACATTAACAGCTACAAGTAATCATCTTTATTCTGTTTATGCTGATAGTGATTATGTTTATGCTGGTTCACAGAATGAAATTTATATTTATGATAAAACAAGCCTTACACCAATAACCAAGTTAACAGATCCAGTTGGTTATATTTATTCTGTTTATGCTGATAGCGATTATATTTATGTTAGCTCATATAATGGAATATGTATTTATGATAGAATAAATTTGACTTTAATAACTACATTAACTGATGTAAGTGGAAATGTTTATTCTATTTATGTTAATGAAGATTATATTTATGCTGGTTCATATAATGGAATATGTATTTATAATAGAGCAGATTTAACCTTAATAACTATATTAACTGATACAAATGATTTTATTTTTTCTGTCTATACTGATAGTAATTATATTTATGCTGGCTCACGTGATAATAAGTTATATATCTATGATAGAATAGATTTTACATTAGTAACTACCTTCACTGATGCAAATAATATTATTCGGTCTGTCTATGCTGATAGTGATTATATTTATGCCGGTTCCAGTGATAAAATCTATGTCTATAATAAAACAAATTTGACCTTAATAACTACTTTAACAGATCCAGTTGGTTATATTTATTCTATATATGTTGATAGCAATTATATTTATGCTGGAGCCCATGATAAGAATATATATATCTATGACAGAAGAGATTTTACATTAGTAACTAAGTTAACAGATGCAACAGGTTATATTTACTCTGTTTATGCTGATAATGATTACCTTTACGCTGCTTCATATGATAATAATGTCTATATTTATGGTAGAAGTATAACTAATTATATTGAAGCTTCTGCTGATTTTTCAGCTAGTGCCACAATATCAATCAATTCTGCTAGACTAAAAAATTCTTCTGCTAATATATTATCTAGTGGAATTATGACCACAGAAATACAGAAAATTACAGGTCATATGTTTGAAATGATAACAGGTAATGCTACAATAACCCTTGCTTCTACTAGAATAAGAGAAGTCCCAGCTAATATAGTAGTAAAAGGTTCTGCGAATATTAGACCTTATATTATAGCTAATGTAACAAGTGATATGTTAGGTCAAACAGAAATGACTGTTAGGTCATTGAAACTGATTATCCCCACAGGATTATATGAAATAACAGCAGATGATTATTTTACAAAGAATCAACCTGCTGATTCGTCTAGTGTAGCAAATTATATAATAGTAGAAACTCAACCTCTTGTATTATCTGATGGGTTAGAAGAAGTTTTTTCTACTAGTGAAGTTAGAACAATTGGAGCAGCTGAGACTATCACTATTAATGCTGAGTATTCAGAGAAACCAGCTATAGAAGTTACAGCTCACTTGGAGAATAATACAGTGAACACTTCAATTACTCATGCTAATTATTATGCTTGTAATGCTGAAATTGAGATTAGCAACAGTGGAACTAGTCAAGATACTTTCAAGTTAATACTTGAAGGTAAGCCTTTAAAAGTAAAAGGAGCAGAAAGAGTATATTCACAAGATGATAGGAGTATAACTGAGAATGGAAAGATAGATTATACTCTTCCTATAAATCATCTGATTCAAACTAAAGAAATGGCTCAGAAGATAGCTGATAAACTTAAAGGTTCCTTTGCTGACCCTAAGCGAGATGTGTCTTTGGATTGGCGAGGTAATCCAGCATTAATATTAGCTGATCTAATTACTGTACCAGAATTTCAAAAACTGGGTATCAATAAGGTTGGACAATTTTATGTAACTAAACAAGAGTTAGAATATGATGGAGGATTAAGAGCAAACCTAGAAGGGAGGAAAAATGAATGAGTTGGGAAGGGACTAAAACTGATTGGACTCCTGATGATGGAGTTGATAACAAAAATTTCAATAGGATTGAAGGCAATATACAAGATAATCATAATCGGTTAAATAGCCTTAAAAACGAAATGTTTTTCGATGTAGATGGGTTAACATATATAAATAAATCTGCAAGTAATGGTTCTGATTTCGAAATTAAAACACTAACTATAGATTTAGGATCGCCATTTTTATGGTATACATCAAATATGAATTATATTGAATCTGGAGCTCCTTTTACTTATAAGGATGATGAGGGGAGTAGTACAGGTATGAGAAATACTATTCTAAAGTATGGGAAAGGAACGAAAGAATTTGATGGACAAAAAGTGATTTCTTTTAAAATAGATAATAGAGAAGTTGTAAATAGCTATACTAATTTACCACCGTTAATAGTTAAAGATAAAATAGAAATAAAAGTCATGTTAGGGAGCGTCTATCTAGGTCATGGAGGAAATTCTGGTTATAGCTATTATAGATTCCGAGATATATATGATGAATATCAATTAATTAATCAATTGAATCAAGAGTATTCGTCTGTTAATAAGTGTACCTTTAATATTAGAGGTTATGTTATAAAACTTTAATTATTTATTAGCATTTAGACTCCGAGAGGCGTCTTTTTTTATTTTAATAGGGGAGGTGAGCTCTTTGGAGATGAATGAAAGAATAACTAGAGCAGAAGCTGATATTGAATCATTAAAGGTTAATGTTGTTAAAAATACAGAAAAGATAGAGCAGATAGATGAGAAAGTAGATACCAGAATGGCTACAAAAGAGGACTTGAAGGAGTTGCAAGGTTTTTTTGAAGGCAGGGAAGATAAGTATACCAACAATATGTGGAAAGTTATCTTTGGATTATTAATCGTTATAGGTGGAATTATATTAACTATCTTTGGAGTTAATGTAGACCAGTTACCACTTTTCTAAGGAGGAGATATATTATGAATTTAAGAGATATTATTGAAAAGAAAGCTAAAAAGCATGGAATTCCAACTAAACTCATTGCTGCTATAATCAAGATTGAAAGTAATGGTAATACTTATGCAACTAGGTATGAGCCTAATTATAGGTGGTTATATAAGGTTGAGGAATTTGCTAATCACAGTATGGCCAGTTTCGATACTGAAGAGAATGGTCAAAAGACTTCATGGGGATTAATGCAGGTAATGGGGGCAGTAGCAAGAGAACGAGGATTTAAAGGTGACTTCTTTACTGAATTGTGTGATCCATTATTAGGTATAGAGTATGGTTGTAAGCATTTAAAGCACTATTATAATCGATATGGTAACTGGGAGGATGCAGTGGCAAGTTATAATGCAGGAAGCCCTAGAAAAGATGATAATGGTGCCTATGTAAATCAAGCTTATGTAGATAAGGTATTCGGATATTGGAAGAATTAGTAGCCACCGTTTTCGGTGGTTTATTTATTTTATTAATACTGGAGGTGTTTAAATGGATATATTAGGCATAGGGAATTTAATTAAAGATGGCTTAGACACAGTTCGTAAGACTGTAGATGACTTCCATACCTCTGAAGAAGAGAAGTTACAAGTTAAAGAAAAGATAAGTGTATTAGAAAATGAGTTGACCAATAAATTAATTGAGGTTCAAAAGCAAGAAATAGAGTCAAAGACAGAAATATTAAAAACTGATGCCAAAAGCGATAACTGGTTACTAGAGAGTTGGAGACCTATTACTATACTTAGTTTAGTAGGAATCTATGTGCTTATCTTAACCAATAACTATATAATAGCTCCTGCAATTGCTAAATATACAGATATAACTAGTGTTCAATTCAGTATGCCACCAGATTTGGGAGGTATAATCAAACTTATATTAGGTACTTTTACCTTTGGAAAGAGTGCTGAGATTGTGGCTGGTAGGGTGTCAGGATCACATGATAGTAATAGGAAGGAAGTTATGAGATAA